GCACTGCTGGCGGATCAGCTCAACACCGCCATCGCCGCTCTGGTCGCCGCTATCGGCAACCAGGCAACCGCGACCAATGACGTGTCCGGCACTGGCGGTCTGACCTATGCCGCGATCAACGATGCCCACGCCAAGTTTGGCGACGCATCGCAGAACTTGGTCGCGCAGGCCATGAACGGTGCGGCCTATCACAAGCTGATCGGCCTCAATCTGGCGAACGCACAGAATCTGTTCCGTGCCGCCAACGTCCTCGTCGTGGATATCCTCGGCAAGCCGACCATCGTGACTGACGCCCCTGCGCTCCAGTCCGCTGCGGTGACTTCGCCCTCCACGCCTGCGAAGTACAAGGTGCTTTCGCTGGCCTCCAACGCCGCTGTCGTGTCCGATGCTGGCAACATCATCACCAACGTGCAGACCTCGAATGGTCAGACCCGTATCGAGACGACCTTCCAGGCCGACTATGACTTCGTACTCGGCCTCAAGGGCTACACTTGGGATACCGACAACGGCGGCAAGTCCCCGAGCGACGCTGAACTGGCGACCGGATCGAACTGGGACAAGGTGGCCGGTGACATCAAGAACACCGCTGGCGTCCTGACCGTCGCCACCACGGCGTAAGCAATAGGGCGGGGCTTCGGTCCCGCCCTTTCTCTTTCCTGATGGGTTGGCGATGCCAAAGACCAGAACGGTAATCTATGAGCGCCATCCGGTGAAGCCGGAGCGCAAGGCCGAATTGAAGAAGGCGGGCTATCGCATCGTGGATGTGAGGTTTGCTCCGCCAGGTTATGTGCAGGCCGAAGATAAGCCGATTGAAGCCAAATCGCCTGAATACCGCGCCCAACATCGCGGCAAGGGCCGATGGTACGTCATGCGCGGCGATGAGATTATTTCCGGCCCATACGCGAAGGCCGATATTGAAGCCGCTGTGAAGCGCGAGAAGGCAAAGTCGCAATGACGATTGTGGTCGAAGATGGTAGCGGCAAATCTGACGCCAACAGCTATGTCTCTGTTGCCGATGCTTCCGACTACGCAGCGGCGCGCGGCCTGACGTTCACGACGTCGCCATCTGGTTCGGCAGAAGCCGCACTGATCCGCGGCACGGCTGCGATTGATGCAGCATATCGCTCACGGTTTCCGGGCCAGCGCGCCAACGGACGTACACAGGCTTTGGAATGGCCGCGAAAATACGCCGGGGATGCTGAGGGTAACCCCATCGGCTCAGATGAAATACCTCAAGAGGTCATCAACGCCACGATTGAGGCTGCTGTTCGGGAAATGGCGTCGCCAAACTCGATGATGCCCGATCTGGAACGGGGCGGGGCGATCAAGGAAATTCAGGCCGGTTCGGTTGACATCACCTATGCAGACGGTGCTCCGGTCGCCACGTCGTTTCAGTTGATCGAGGGAATCCTATCCGGCCTGCTCAACCGCTTGAATGGCGGGGCAACCGTCGATCTGCTTCGAGTTTAAAGGAACACGATATGAAATGCTTTTGGAAGGTCTGGATCGGTACCGCAAAGGCGATGCTCAAGGTTGCTGGCGTCTAAGTGCTAACCGTTGCCTGTGTGTTGCGTTCTGGCGGCATCTATACGCCGGAGTGGGTTCGGAAGTTGCGAGACGGCGTAGCACGCAATCTAAGCCTGCCGCATCGGTTCGTCTGTCTCTCCGATGTTGACGTGCCGTGTGATCGGTTGCCGCTGGTCAATGGCTGGCCGGGATGGTGGAGCAAGCTAGAGGCGTTCCGCTATGGGCTATTTGTTGGCCCGGTCCTGTATCTCGACCTTGATACGGTTGTTGTTGGTTCTTTGGATCGGATCGCAGATCATCCGCATCGCTTTACGATGGCCCATGAGTATTACAGGCCAGACTTCCTATGCTCGACCGCTATGGCTTGGCATGGCGACTATTCGTTCATCTATGACGCCTTTGCCGCCGATCCGAAAGGATTGATGGAGCAATACGATCATCGTCTGCCGGGTGGCCGGATTGGCGATCAGGCATTCATCGAAGATCAACTCAACCTCGACGGCGCATATGTCGAGACGTTCCGCGATCTCTTCGGGGAGCGGTCAATAGCGTCCTACAAGGTGCATCGATGCGAAAACGAGCCGCCCAATGACGCGGCAGCAGTCGCTTTCCATGGCTCTCCAAAGCCGCACGAAATATCTAGGGGCTGGGTTCCTAAGACATGGATCTGATTGAGCGTAACGGTGTCTGGTGGCCGGCCCATGACGGCTGGTGCCACAAGGTCATCCATGAGGAAGTCGCGGACGTTGATGCGGCCGCGCACCTTACAAAGGGTAAGTTTGTCGCGGTGCAGGCTGGCGGGAATGTCGGGGTTTGGGCCGCGCATCTCGCCAAGACGTTCGGCCTTGTCGTTACGGTTGAGCCGGATGCAGCAAATTACGAATGCCTGAAGCGAAATGTGCCGTCGAACGTGCAGCACATGCGCGCGGGCTTTGGAGCCGGGAAGGGGACACTCGGGCTGGTCAACGTCGAAGGAAACGCAGGCGCGCACTATGCAAGGCCCGGCGGCGATATTCCGGTTGCCACGATCGATAGCCTCGGCCTCGGGGCCTGCGATCTGATCGTGCTGGACGTGGAAGGATCGGAACCAGCGGCATTGCGTGGTGCAGAACAGACCATCCGCCAATTCCGGCCCGTCATCATGTTCGAGGAAAAGGGCCTGTCCGAACGCTACTATGGCATCGCACGAGACACCGCAGAGAAATGGGTGACCGGCCTGGGGCTTGGCTATCGTGTTAAGTCGAAGGTTCGCGCGGACGTGATTCTTGCATGTTGACCGCCCTGGTGCTTGGAGGCGCATCCGGCGTATGGGCCGATGCGGAATCTGCACTCGATCTGTTCACGCCCGATCTGGTCATCGCGATAAACGACATCGGTACTCAATGGGCTGGAAGGCTCACTCATTGGGCAACGCTGCATCCTGAACATATGATGCGCTGGCGCGGTGAACGCGCGGAGCAAGGCTTAAAGTCCGCAGAACTGCATATCGGCCACGAACTGAAAGACGGGATTGATCGGGTGGTTGAATATCGATTCCAGAAGCAATCCTCATCGGGATCGTCCGGCCTGTTCGCGGTCAAGATCGCGGTTGATGAAGGATGCAGCCGGATAGTTCTGGCCGGTGTGCCGATGACTGCGGATGGCGGCCATATCGCTGACGGACGGATATTCCGGTCAGAGTGCCATGAGTATCGCAAGGCGTGGGAAGAAGCGTTGCCCGCGTTTAAGGACGTGACTACCTCGATGTCTGGATGGACCGCCGCTCGCCTCGGAATGCCGACGCGGGAATGGCTGCGGAGCGATGATTGATGGCGACAGCAGAAAACGAAGATGCGCGTCTGAACGAACTGGACAAATCAGAGTGGCGCGACGTTAGCCGAGCATTGCGTCCTGATTGGACCGACGAACAATTCGAGGCGGCATGGGCTAGATTTTGTGAATTGAAACGGTTGAAGCAGATTCAATGACTATCCTCGACAGCCTCCCTGCCACGATCAATTCGGCCTTCAAGAACCTGTTCTATGATGCGGTGCTGACCGTAGATGTGCCACAGGACAGTCCCGATCCGGCTGACCCGCTGCCGCCCGTTTCTACGCCATATAGCTGCAAGGCGTATGTCGAGAAGTATTCGGCCTACTACCAGGCGAACTCACTGGTCGAGGCGTCCGACCGCAAGGTAATCGTGCTGGCGATATCGCTGGCAATCGAGCCGGTGATAGGTGCGCGGATTACGGTCAACAATGTGACGTTCACCATCGTCAACTATGACGATGGCGGATCGAACCTAAGTATTTGGGAAATCCAGGGGCGTCTCGGCTGATGCTGCATGTAATCGAAACTGGTCAAGACCTAGACCGGAAGTCGGTGGTCGAGACGTTAGAAGCAGCTCTCGACGAAGCCAAGCGAGGCCTTATTCGCGGCGTTGCGCTGGCGGTTGTCCGCCCAGACCTCGCTCTAAACACATCATGGTCCGATAGTAATTCCGCTGCCCCACTCGTCGGGGCCGTGGCTCTACTGCAAAAGCGGATCATCGAATCAATGGATGACTGATGGGTGACGTTGTTGCGCTCAAGCGGCCTCGCAAGCAGACCATTCGCGGCGCTTCACGTCAGTCTCTTACCGAAGCATTCTCCGCCATCAAATATCCAAGCGCGGTTGTGATTGTAGTGCTGGGGAATGACGGAACATATGCGATGCGGTCAGCCCGCGTGGATGACACCGCAGCCTTTGACATTTACAGCCGCGCCGGTGCGATCATGGATCGTCAGCGGATGGAATTGCTGGACGACTGATGCCAACGACCAGAAAGCAAATCGATGCGCTGGTCGAGAGGCTAGAGCCGTTACTTCGGAAAGCATTCGAGAAGGCGCTGGACGACTGGCGCAATAACATCGATCTGGACGCTTTAGCAGCGGCACTGGTGCGCGGAGACATAGAAGCGGCGGTACGGGCAGCCAACATTCAGCCAGCCGCACTGAACGGCTTTCTAACCGCCAGGGAGAGTGCTTTCGAATTGGCCGGGACCGCCGAACTGGCAAGCCTGCGTCTCAACATCATTTTCAATGCCCGGCATCTGCGTGGCGAGCAGCAGTTAGCGCAATACGGCGCTCAATTCGTCCAAGGCGTAACGGATGATGTTAAGGCGATGTTGCGGACCGCGTTAACGGGTAGCCTATCGCGCGGGCAGGGAGCCAAGGCTGCGGCGCGGTCGATCCTCGACATGATCGGGCTCACTGATACGCAGGCGCAATGGGCGCTCAATCTTCGGCGCAAGCTAGAAGCTGATCCGAAAGCTTTGCTGACCGAATTTGCCAATGACGGCTACAAACTGCGGGACAAACGGCTTGATGGCATCGTGCGCCGCGCCGTGGCGGATGGAAAGCCCATTGCTCAGGCCGACATCGACAAGATCGTAGCCGCTTATAAAAACCGCGCCATCAAGTGGCGGGCCGAGAACATCGCCCGCACCGAGACGTTGAGCGCGGTCAATACGGGCAAGCACGAAGCCTATCAGCAGGCCGTGGATAGCGGGAAGGTCGCGGCGCAGAATG